GAACATTTCTGAGCCTCTTGCTTCAAATGAGGCCATAAACTCTTGTCGAAAGGCGTAACTCGACATGGACTTCTTTGCTGTGTCAATTTCTTCAGGGTCGAGGATGGGGTTGTCATAACTGGTAAAGTGCCACCCCTTGTAAGTTTCATCGTCCCCTAGCTCCGCTAACTTGTACAACTCGTAAAAGTGATTCCTGCCCATAGGCGTACCTATAAACATCGCTGAACCTTTTTGGTCAGCTAGTGCTGGACGGAGGATCTGCTCCCATACGTCAGGCTTCATGTCTGCGTACTCGTCCATCACAAGAAACTTCAAGGAAACACCACGCATTGTCTCTGGCCTGTCGGCTCCTTTGAGACTAATCATGGCCCCGTTGACCAGCTTAATCTGTAGATTATTGATGTGGGCACCACTAATCACAGGGTTTCCTAGCTCCAAGAGGGTCTGCCACATGATATCACGGGCCTGTCCCTGCGTGGGCGCAACGTAAAAAACTTGACCTTTGTCGGTCTGTAAAGCATTTATTATAAGCATCCATGCAGCGAGGCGTGACTTCCCTGTCCTTCGCCCTGCCGCTACTACCTTGAACCGTGTAGGATCAGAGTAGACTTCCTGCTGCCACGGCAACAGTTGTACATTTAAATCTGTCATAGGCTAAAGTTTAACCCGAGCAGCTACTCTGCCATAGACCATCAGTAAACGTATAACCATTCTGAAACGGTACGTAAGTCTCACACCACTCTGGAGAACCCGGAGTAAGTCCATCAGCATCAGTAGCTTCTGGCTCTACGTAGTCACGCTTAGGCCAAGGGACTCTTTTACTAAACAAAATATTACCTGTGTTTGTGTACTCTTGTTTAACATACAGAAAACCCGGAGCCACAAATACTTCTTCTCCGTTTTTTAATGTGTAGGTAGAACCATCTGGATAGTTAATAACAGTAGGTGTATCAGCAAATGCTGCAAAGCTAACAAGGCTAATTAACAAAGCAGCAATAGAAGTAATCACAAATACAAATGTTTTATCAGTCATGAATTTAATTCCCGTTAAAGTTTACGAATGTTGATGGAGCTTCTAACAAATCAAAAGTTACAACCACTTCCATGTTACCTGCTCCTCCTGTTGATGCTTTAATAATATCTCCGGGTTGTAATACAAATACAGCGTTACCATCAATCATTAAGTTTTCCTTAGACTGTACGTTAGTTCCGTTGTAGATGTACACATCAGGAGTAGGAGAAGGTTTATCTACGAACACAGTAACATCATTAGTAGCGTTATGTAGGTTAGCTACAAACAGCATGTTCCAATGTGCTACGTAACCATTAGGAACAGTAACAATAGTCTGTGTACTAGTGTCCGTAAGATTAATATTTTTAGTATATAACATTAATATGTCCACATAACAGGAAGAGATCCCCGTATGTCTAAATGAATAAAAGTACCAGCGACCCCTATGCCAGTAAAGCCGTGTTCTAAGGCAGCTTTTATTAACGAATACCGATGAGCAGAGTTAGTTATCTTTATGTCTGCTGCTATGCCTTGCGCGTGAGTCCCCGGTATCTCTTTTATAGCCTCTAACGGGTGGCTAGGGCTTCTATAGCCGCTGGTAATAACAAAAGGAAGACCACAATAATCCCTAAGTGCATCTAGTTTTTCTAGAAACTCAGGCTTCATATTGTTTTCTCCTGTTTCTTTACAGTCAAACTCTGTGATAGAGAAATACTTCATAGTCGCGTTTAGCTACGCTGCTTCTTAGTAGTTTTTTTCTTAGGCTTTGCTTCACTTAGGGTCTTTGCTGCCCTAGCTACGTCGTTGTTGTATGCACGTTCACAGTGATTAGAACCTATAAACACAAAGTCAATTGTTGTATTAAGCACAGACCACCCTTTATACTTACTCTTTAACCTGTGACTACGCCCTGATACAGACTCGTTAGCGTTGTCACCTAGCAGTATAGCTACGTTTATTAGTTGACTAGTAGCATCTCCTACTCTTACTACGTATCCTAGTACTTCATCTAATGCTTCGTCTATTTTACTCTGTGACATCAGTAGCCTCGCCCTCTATAGTCTCTGTTTCAGTCTCACTAGAAACAGTTGTAGTTCCTACCCCAGTAATATTAATTTGTATTGCGTTTCTGCCTGCATCTTTAATCACATCCTTCTCAAATGCAGCAACAGGAAGAATACGATCCATAACTAACTTCCATGCAGCAGCTTGATTCTTGTGATCTGGGTCTGTGGCAGCTTCAAAGATAGCATCCATAACAGCACGAGAACGAGGAGAGTTTAACATCCTTGCTTTGTACTCATTTATGATTGCTGCATCACCTTTAGGTCGTCCTACAACCCCTCTACCCCCTTTTTTCTTAGAGGAAACAGAAGACTTTTTAGGGCGACCAACAGGATTACCTGAACTATTGTCGTTATCCATCTATATAGACTCTACCTTAATGGCTTTTTGGTTTGTTACTAATATAATCGTATTTATTAATACTAATTGTTTCTTGTTGTTATCATGTTGTTTGCTATATAGTCTATATTATACCATACTTTTTTTAATTTGTCAAGCTAAAATCAGAAAGAGAGGAATATTTACAGTTTTATAGGGAAAAATCTATAGATTTACAGTGCAGATTGTCTGTGTATTTACAGAACAGACTAGTTCTATATAACTTTTTGATATATAAGCACAAAGAACTAGAACTATTATGGCCTAATTTGACCTTTTATTGTGTCTGAGCAGCACCACCGCCGCGCAGACCTGCAAAATCCCCTCCCCCGTCCCTATGCAGATCCGCAAAACAAACAAACATGATTGTTTTTTATGTCGATCTCCACAGATTGGAAAGTATGGGGTTAGGTGGGTTCCGCATAGGCCCAACGCTACCGGCCAGCACAGAGCGATTCAGAGACTCTGACAAGGTAAACCCGAGTTTACTTTTCTGGAAAATACTTGAAAAAAGACTTGCAATTCTAAAAACAGGCATGCGATACTAGGCACATGGTAGTATTTTCTACTGTTAATAAAAGGTTACTTGTTATGTCAAATTCAAATCAAAATGCAAACCCATTCTTGGCTGTTGAAATGGCCGGTAAAGATGTCGCTATCGCCCAGCAGGACGCGGCACGATCAGTAATGACCGTCGCTATTGAAACGATCAAAAAGAACGTACACACCAAAGAGGACGCCAAAGCATTCCTAACAGGCTATGCAGATCAGATCGCCACAACGAATAAAGACAGCGTGAAGTCGCTCAAGTCTAGAATGGCACGTATCGTCAAGGTTCTAATCGTATCGGATGAAAAGCTTAACGAGTATCACAAGCTATCAAAGCCGGTTGATGGTCAAAAGCTTATCGCGAAGCTATCCAAGAAGTGTGACGGATTAAAGCCACTGTATGATGCGCTCGCCATTCCCAGCGCGGAACCAGTGACCGGCGAAGGCGACAGCGAATCTGAACCGACCGACGACAACAAAGAATCGCTAATCGAAATGACAATTGACTACATCAAACGCGCTCGGAAAAACGGCTATACCACCGATGAAATGATCGCCACGCTAACCGCTGAATTGGTAACAAATCAATGATCGATCCAAGCATTGCATGGCCCTTGATTATCGGGGGCCTTATCATAGTCTTTTATTTAGATATCACAGAAGAATAACGCCACAGCCCTGCATTAGCGGGGCTTTTTTTTGCCTGCTATTCCTGCCCCTGTATCGCTCTCTCAGCGACGCTATACCGACCCGCTACCCTAGCACCTATCTTTGCTTATCGTTCCCCACAGAGCCACACAGAGCCTCTCAGTTGACACATACCCTATGATCTGTCATACTATGTAAATGGTCGGGCAATAACGCTCGCTCATTACAAAAGTAAACTTGAGTTTACATTTAGGGAGAGAGACTAATGATTGTATTTAATTATCCAAGCAAGAAAGTGTTGAAAGAAAACATCGGTCAGCCTTTGCGTTACATCGAAACCAGTATGTTTGGTGAGGAGTACGTGAGGGATGGGCAGTTAACAGGTGCGAACAGACCCCACATTACTGGGCGTGGTCGTGAGTTCTTTGCCACTGTCACCATGCGTGATGGTAAAATAGCAGGGGTAAAGTGATGCGTACTAGTGCGAAAGACAAAAAGATACTGGCTCATTTGTTCTCTGATTTATTAGAAAGCTTAGGACATAAGATGACGCCGAGTGCCCAAGAAAGTATGGAAGAAAAAATAATCCTGCTCTGTACCTACTGTCATGTGAAACCAGAGACATTGACAGGGTATAGATATCACCATACTATAGATACTTGTACTTGTAGGGAGGAGGTGTATAAGAATGATGCCTAGTGTATCCAAAATGAGTGGTAAGTTAGCGGGTATTCCTGCTATCAATACCAACACAGCGACCAATGAGTACTGTGTCAAGCAGTACAAGAGTGGTGGAAAGGACAACATTTGCACGATGTGTTACAGCCAGCGGATTCTGAGTACCTATCGTAAGAATTGTCAACCATCATTCCAGCGGAATAGTGACATACTTTCTAGTGATAGAGAGGTTGACATTCCAAAAATCAATGCTGCATTCGTGCGGTTTCATGGGCATGGTGAGTTGATTAACGACACTCACTTCCTTAATCTGTGTGACATAGCAGAGAGTAACAGTCACTGCACGTTTGCACTGTGGACTAAGAGATTTGACATCGTGCGTCAGAACAGGCATCATGTACCAAGTAATATGATTCTTGTTTATAGTAATCCAAAGATTGATAGCGTGTTGCGTAAGCCACCTCGTGGTTTTCATCGCGTGTTCAACAACGTCACCAAGCAGTACCGTGGTGATGCTAACTGTACAGGGCAGAAGTGTATCGACTGTCAACTGTGCTATAAATTCGACACGACATCCGTCATCGTCGAGCATGTAAAGTAAACTCAGGTTTACAAAGGAGATAGAAATGTTAGGTGATATTATAGTAGAAACAACCATAGATTTAGAAGACTACCGTGATGATGTTCTGGAAGCGATGCAGCCCGATGACATTGAAGATGCGATGCACTATTTAGAGGAGTGGTGGGGGTTTACTGATGTTGATGTGTTGGGCTGTCTGCTTCAGGACATGGACAGTGATCTGCTCATTGAGAAGCTCAGTCAATGCCTTGATGTTAGTTCAGCGTTGACACTAGTTGAGAGGCTACATGAGTACACTATTAGCTTTAGTAAGCAACGTGAAAATACAAAGGATAACCATATCAAAGACTTGAAAGACAGGGTTGACAATCTGTTGGCCGTATGCAATCCTAGTGTAATCAAGGAAGCAGAGGAGTTGCATAATGATGTATGATCCAACCAGTGCAGCAGAGTTAAGTAAGTGGCGTCAGCGTATGCGAGACAATCGCGCTGAGAGTCTTAGAGATAGCCGTAGATACAAGAAGATGTGGGGTAAATCAGACCCAGTTGCCCACTTTATGGATGGTATGGCGGCTGGTTACAACGTGGCACTAGTCCACATAGACCAACTCGTCAGGTGTGCGGAAGCCAAGGAGATACTAGGCATGGAGGAGTTGTCATGAATGTAGAAAACGAAATGGTAGCGGCACTGTTGTTTGTGTCTGTGTTCACTTGTTCATTATTACTATGGGAGTATATGTCATGAGTATAGTTACATTCGATACCGAGTTACCTAAACATGCGGCACCGTGTGAACGTCCGTTACTTCAGGCGATGGTGCGCTACCTTGTACACAACTCAGGTCAGTACAGTGTGTCAGTGTGGGATGGCGAGGAGTACAGTATCAAGAAGTCAACCAACGGTACTGACATACTCAATGCTATGTCACATGCAGAAGATGACCACATAGAAATCTATGACAGGGACAGTGGTAAGGACATGGGTTGGTTCTGGTTGATATACAACAACGGGTCAGAGCAGGAACCAATGGTGGTCATCAGTGACTACTCTGTCACACCAACGTGTGAGTTTATCTATGGGTTGTTGAACCGAGACTTTGGAGGTGTTGAGATATGAGCGCAGGTATGACACAGCTAGAGGTAGCTAAGGAGTTGGGGGTGTCACGTCAACTGGTGGCACAGATAGAACACAAGGCACTGTGGAAACTAAGGAAAACAGGTAAACTAAACAAGTTTCTTACGCTGCTTGAAGCACCTATTGAGGAGTACTATGGGGAAGATAGTCGTATTATTACCAGATATAGTGGTAGCAGATTCTGAAATGTGTGGTACAATAAACTATATAGATACTAAGTACTACTAATTATTATTAATACTATTAGTAATACATATTACTTACTACATAGAGGGTTACGTATGGAACAGGAGCATGAGCTAAGTCAGATGATTGACGAGCTAGTTGAACGAGACATGGCATCAGTGACTATGTTTGAGGCATTGTCTTACGTGGCTAGTCTACTTAAGATGGAGTACACTAAGCTATCTTCTGATGAGATAATCAATAAGTATAGTTCTATTAGAGGGGAGTTACACTGATGGCATTCGTTAAACTACACCAGCAATGTGATGACTGTGGGTCTAGTGATGCACTGTCTATGAATGAGGACGGATCTAGTTACTGTTTCTCTTGTGCTAAGTTTACCCCCTCAGAGTCCACAGGAGCCACTGTGAGCCACATAAAGGAGAAGGTGGTAGTAGGACAAGGGTTCGACAAAGCGTCCTTCACAGAGCCATACAAGGGCTATCTCGACAGGGGTCTAACAGCTACTACAATGGCGGCATACTCCGCACAGCAGAAGGCAGGTAACGTACTGTTCGGTTATCACAATCCACAGGGTGAGCTAGTAGCAGTGAAGACTAGGTATCCTGACAAGCAGTTTAAGATAGCAGGTGATTGGAAGAAGGCAGGGTTGTATGGTCAACACATCTTCCCTACTGGTGGTCAGTACATAACCGTAGTGGAAGGAGAGTTCGATGCACTCGCAGCATATCAAATGTTTGGTGGTAAATACCCTGTTGTTTCTATTCGCAATGGCGCTAAAGGGGCTGCTGCTGATTG